TCTTTTTGAGTAAGAACTCAGAATACTTAATAAAATCCATTGGCTACTTTATGTAGCAAGTAAAAGAAGTTCCTTTAGTTGCAGCACCCGTTCCCCGGATTTTCTTCTGCTCACCTTCTTCGTAAACATACCCTGCTTTTACTTCTTTTGCTTTAGCGAAACCTTTGTCAGAAGCAGACATTGAGTCTACTTTAACTTTCTTCGGACGCCTGTCCCCCGAACTGGGGTACTGTTTGCTTTCATACCTCATCGTTTTTTACCTCTTTTTCTTTGTCCTTGACTTACAGGGCCTTTCCTTGGAGGAGGCCCTTTTTTAACACCTTTCATTAGGTCTGCTCTCTTGATTCTTTAACTAATCTAGCTAAGTTTGTTAGGTTAGTATCTGCAGAGCGTTCGTCACGGAGTTCTACTTCTCGTAAATCCGCAGCGATTTTAACATCGGTTTGACGTTCTTGTGAATCAATCTTCTCAAGCTCTAACTGACCTTTTTGTTCGACTTCTTTTTCTCGAAGTCTTAGCTTCTCAGCTTCAAGTGCCATCTGCTGTTCGAACATTTCACGCTGTGGATCTGGAACTTCCATCGCCTGTTGCAATGCTTGTTCTTGACCTGTAATCTCTTGAGTAGCTTGCGCAGCCGCCATCGCAATTTGATTCTCATACTCAGGAGGAATCTGAGGCATTTTACCATCAGGTCCGGGTTGCGGTAATTGAATACCTTGTTGAGACAATAACTGCTCAACTTGTAATCGATATTTCAACGCCTGATGCTGCTGTATGTGTGCATTTAAAGCTTGAACCGCAGCAGGGTTTTGAGCCGCAGCAGGGTTCTGGCTAAACGCTAAATGAGTCTGAATATGTGCATCGTGATTCTGTTGAATAAAGGCTTGCAGCGGAACAGTTTGTAATGAATCTTGATTTTCCTGTACAGGATCTTTAGGTGCAGGAGGCGTATCCGGGATCAATATATCGTCGATATCCTGAATATTAAGTGCGATATACATCTTGCGGAACGCAGCTTTTAGATTATGGATCTGAGGAGCACTCTGAGCCATCTGAAGCTGTGTCTGTGCTAAAATGATTCTTTGCGTAGTACTAAAGATATTAGGATCAGATACAGGGATGACATCAACTTGATTGCCAAAGTCTTCTCTGAATACGGTTTGTTGTGCTCCCTGTACCTGATATGGGTATTCAGGGGGCAATACCTCCCCGAAAATTCTTTTTAAAATCTTAAACTCACTCTTCTGAGCCCAATGCAATCGCTTATGAATTGCTGAAATAACTCTTTGGCCTCGCTCAAGCATTGCTATCGTAGAACCAACCGGAGCGTTTTGATTAGCTTCTGCACCACCTTGGTCTATTACAGAAGCAAACCGTTTCCCTGATTCGACTAGAACACCTAAGAGATTAGATAAAGTGGCACTTGGCTCTTTATAGGGCAACGGTAGGAATGAGTCTCGGATAGTTCCTCCGGGAGTATCGACATCACGCCACTCTCCCGGTTGAATTGGATCATCTGCCCTTTGAATATTCAACCCTCGTGCTTTAAATCCAGCAGGTAAATTAGCAAGCGTTCCCGCGTCAATTAGCTGTCGCAACAAAGAAGTAGCCGATTTAGTTACACCACCAATCATATGAATTAAACCAAAGCCGTAAAATCCTAAGCCCGGTAAAAACTTATAATGGGTGAAGTATTCAATCTTCTTTCGTAGTGGATCTTCTTCTGAGTAATTCCGCCGAATACTTAATACGTCTCGAGTATCTTTGCAAATTGTGACGATATACGGAACAGCTATGCCCGTAATCTCACCATCAAGATTTTCATGCTCGAAGCCTTTAATATCTAACTCTGTATGAATCTCTAATAAAGTAAACTCACGATCTTGTTGCGAAGGACTTACGCCTTCAAGCTCGTTAATTTTTTCTTGTACCGAAGATTCTTGTATTAACCCCGGAGAAGACATCGGAGTATCACGGTAGAAACCTGATAACTTTAATTTTAACAAATCGTTTTCAGTCATGTGTATTAACATGAGTGATTCGAGGTGTAGTGATTAAATCAGTTGTGTAATAAGGAACTACTAAATCTTCAGACTTTACAAATCGGGAAACCGCTCGACCGATGGTTGGATCATAGTAGCTTTTCTTAAACGCAGAACCAGATAGGGGGAGATAGAACAATAGCTGATCCATTTCAGGATCGTACTCTTCCATCTTATACATAATCTGGTAATTCATAAAATTCTTGACCCGATTAGCTTGCATTAGCTTCGGATCACTAAGTTTACCCATTACCTTAGTATCGACAGGACCACCTGCGGGTAACAGCTCTTTATACGCTTGAGCTTGAAACTGAGTAACAGCCTCGGCAAGCAACGGATGGTAAACACCGCTTGCACCTTGGAAGGGTTCGCTTCTAGGGTCAGATTTAATCCCTAATAACTCAAGACCATCTTTAAACGTCTCGTACCAATCTTTTCGAGACTCTAAATCGTCTTCATACGCAGAAGTTAGCTTAGAAGCGATAAGACCTAACTCAGCTCGGTCTAAATACTCTGCGATATTATCGTCAAATTCAATATCAGGCTCTTCATCGGGATCAAACCCTAAAGTGCCTTCGTTTTCTTCGTTAAAAAAGACATCAATGCCGTCATNAAAGTTAGGATTTCCCTCAACTTCGATTTCAACAAAAGAATCGTCCATGTAATCAGCAGTATCAGACATAATGGGCAACCATACCTAGATTTTTTCTAATAATATACCCTAAGTTTCGGATAATACTCTTCTTCTTCCGAAAAATCACTTTTTAACTGTAAAAATCCGCCAGTTCTAAAGCGCATTAGGGCCAATGTTGTCGCATCTACTAAATCATCGTTATCGCCGTTGGGAAAATCACTAACTTCGTCTACTAAATCTTCGGCCCACCGGTTTTCTGGAACCCAAACTTTGCCATCTTGGAAAATTGGGCTAACAGAGTTCAATCGAGCAATTTTATCCTGCCCTCGGTTCGGTGAATAGGTGTTAATTGGAATTCCTAACCGCCGTAATTCCTGCGTTAACGGAATACCAGAAGCTTTTGTCTCGATAATCATCGTATCAGGGTTCCAATACTCGTACAATCGCAAAGCTTCTTGCTTTAACTCCGGGAAATCGAACCGTTCTTTAACACAATCTAACAAAACGATATGTGCTTCATTCCCTGTGTACATATCCTCGCCGATTTTACCCTCTGGGTAAAACACACCCCACGTTGTAATCGCGGTATAGTCAGCTCGCTCCGATTTTAGGAACGCCGTATCGTAACTTTGAATCAAATAATCGCAACTTGGCGGGTTATCTTTAGGCCAAATCTTAAACCACTCTTTAGGAATGATCGAAATACCCTCACCCGTAGGCCGCTGCATATACTGAGCAGCCCATTTAGAAGGGGGAATAGAAGACTTCGTTGCCTCTAACTCCTCAAGACTCCAAAATTCAGGCCATAACGGTTTACCAGAAGGAAGAATTGCTGGGAATTCGATAAGCTCCCATTTATCTCCGGTCTTTTCCTGCGTCATTTTCTTAATTAACTTACCCGTTACGTCTTTTTTAGACCAACGAGTCATTACAATAACGATCGCGCCTCCCGGCTGAAGGCGCTGACGAGGACCAGTTTGATACCATTCGTAGGCTTCTTCTAACGCTTTATCAGAAAACGCATCTTGTTCAGAATGAGGATCGTCAATAATAAACAAATCCGCACCACGACCAGCTAATGCACCCCCAATACCGGAAGCGTAGTACTGACCACCTTGCTGCGTATTCCATTTACCCGCGCTTCTTGAGTCTGACTTTAGTTCAGTCCCCGGAAAAATCTCAGCGTATTCTTCGCTTTCAATTAAATCGCGAACGCGACGACCAAAGTTGATCGCTAAATCTGCCGTGTGCGTTGCTTCGATGATTTTTAACTTAGGACGCTTACCTAACAAATAAGCCGGGAATAAATACGAAGCAAATTCAGACTTCGTATGTCGAGGGGGCATGTTGATAATTAAACGCTTTATCTCACCAGACGCAATCTTATCGAAAGCATCTGCCATCTTTTTGTGATGAGCCCCCGCAATAAAGTCCGGCCAAATGATCTTTACAAAATCATAGAAGCTCGCCGCAGAACTTTCTTGCTTTTCTCTTTTTTCTAGTTCTTCTAAAAGAATCGCAAATTCACGCGCTTCATCTTTCGAAAGATAAGAAAGATCTACCTTACGCAGATCGTCTAAGACAGTGTTTGACATTAGCCGCGAATTTCGCAACCTGCTCCACGGGAAGATGTTTTACCGCCCTTTTTCATTTTCTTAGGACTACCGCCGTACATCATCATCATTGCATCGCCTGAATATGCGGGCTTACCCATAGCCTTTTCCATACCCTTACTTTCATTGCGACGAGCACCCATGGCTTGAGCCTTGGCACCGTTTCGTGATCCCATAGAATCGTCTAGTCGAGCGTTATAACCTTGTCGTTTCATATCTACTCCTTAGTAGCCTCGCATTTTTTGACTTTCGTCAAGTTCCATATACATTGCTGTATTGTTTTCAATTAACTCGCGGATCTGTTTTTTAATCTCAGGTTTAGACCCTGTTAACGTCATACCTAAATCATTATTAAACATATCCATCTTTCGCCCAGAATCTGGGATCGGTATGTATTCTCGTAAAACGGATAAAGCTTCCGCTGCATTAGGATGTTCAGCTTTTGCAATTAAAGAACCTAATGCTATATGTCGGGCCGCATCACCTCGGCCATCGAGTTCTTCTCCGGGGTACATCTCTTCTGAAAGACTACTCGCCCATTCTACGTCTTTAGGGTTAATACCAACAAGTTCAGAAAGAGTATTCTCTAACTTTTTTACGGCGGTTATACCACCCTCCTGCCGTCGAATAGGTACTTCTTCAATGCCGTCATCAACAAACCGTATAATTTGATCTAGTTCTTTACTAGACAAATCATCACCCTCTATTAGTCTATCCAGAACAGCTCGTTCACCGTCGCTAAGTCTAGCTCTAGATATTCCTTCGTTAGACATCTTGTGAAGCTGTCCCGGAGTCGCTAAATTTTTTAAACGAAGCAATTCTTTTATACTGGGTTTTTCCGGTAAACTTTCAAGAAAATTTGAAGTCTTTTTGGCATTTTGGAACCCTTCTGGAATAGCCTCTTGTAACTCCCATGGCCAAAAGAATTGACCTCCAATATTAAAATAATCAACACCCTCGACTAACTCATCGCTATCGCTAGATTCTAACATTACGATCTCATCGTAATCAGGCCCAACGTCTCGTGGGTCTGTTGTCATTATATTAGTTTGACCACCCATATCACGATATAACGGCTGCCCACCGTTAGCCATCATCTGAATCTGTCCCGGAGTCGCTGGCACCATTCCACCGCCCGGAGGCATTTGTCCCATTAACCCAGCACCAACGGCCTGCATCATCGGATCAGGTTCTTGCATCATCCCCTGTATATCCTCAACGCTAAAATAATAAGTATCCTCCGGACGACCAACAGGACCGCCGCTCGCGAACTGTGCTTGCTGACTCATCATTAATTGTTCGAGAACCTCGGGGGGAAGCTCTTGCTGCTGTACTTCACCACTCTGTAACATCTGCGTAAAACTTGCATCAGGGTCATATCGTAAATTCCCTAACGCCTCAGAAATATCAGAACCTATAACCGGCTGATCTGCGACACCCGAACCAATATCTAATAATTGCGGGGCTTGTCCCTCGATCGTTAACCGCTGGTATAACGAATTTTGTTCAGCCTGTTCTTGGGCCTTGCGCTG